ATATTGTCAAAAGGACCAACACCAAAGGTAATTATCTTCTTTGATGAGAAATCAAGTAATGATATGAGCAACATCTCTTCATCACATTTCTGTACGGAAGGGAATCCATTCTCAGACTTCACCTCGATATCAATCGTGAAGAGTTTCATGTTGTTAAGATCAAACTTTATCTCATTCTCTGGATACTTATCTGAAATGTACTGGTAAATGTATCTACGGTTGCCATAGATAGGAAACTTTTCTATATTTTCATGCGACCTTATAAATTCTCTGCAATCTCTTACATTTCCGGGTTTTACTTCACCAACATACTTCCCATCCAAGGTTTTATACTTTGTTTTCTTCTTACTGGGGACAAACAAAGTGGGTTGAAAGTCATCTCGTAATGTAAATGACCTGCCATTCTCATACCCACGAACTAGAAAGTCGTTGCCGACCATCTGAACGTTGGTGTAATATCTCATTTTACAGTGATGCTAGGTTTTGCTGTAAGTGTCTGATACTTATCAAGTTGATCCTTATCAGGTTGTACCATTGTTAGTATACTATCAGAGTGTATCATTAATTCTTTCTGTGTTGTAAAACTAGGCCACGATGTCAAGAAATTTTCACCATTTTCTTGCTTCAATTCGTATGGTTCTATCAATTTACAATCTGGTTCTCCTAATTCTGTACTAACTTCTTCTATTCGAGCAATAAGAACTAATTGATTCTTCAATAATAATATTTGTATCATGTCAAAGATAGGTTTCTTGAATTTAATTGTAGCATAGCATCTCTTATTTTGTCAATATAACCACTATTTCTTAATTCTTTGAAGACTAAGTTCTCAAAACCATATTCACCGTAAGAATCAAGTGATGCTCTCCTCGCTTCCTTTAGTTTTTTCATTATAGCACGTAATCCTACACCATTATCACTATCAATCAACCTTTCTATCTTACTTTTGATATTATTTGTCTTCTTTTCTAGTTCTCTTTCGTCTAATTCACCCTCAAACTTCTGTGGTTCTTGTATAAACCTGTTTTTTAGTAGACTATAGACTCCTTGACTTTTTTTTCTAGTGATTCCGGGTCTCTCAATGTATGGTTCTGCCTGCACACCATAAATTTTGACATCATGAGTCAATTCCCACAAAGTTTTTTTGTCCATATAGTAGTCATCTAACAATTCTGGGTCACAATCAGGCACATACTTAGGATCTACCACTAAATGCACGTCAATATCAGAATATTTTGTATAATTATATCCTGCATTACCTCCTAGCATTAAAATATCTACAATCCCTGCCTCTGGTATCTCTGCATAGTCTGCAAATGCCTTTCCAAAGTCCATTAATTTCTCTCTGACTATGGATTTTAGACCAGATGGACCCCAAAATACTGGATTTAATTTATCTCTAAACTTCAAAGTCAGATCCTCGTTCAATCGACGAAGATCTGACGCTGAAATGTGTTTTCTTACCCTATTGAACACAACCTAATTGCCTTTTTAGGTATTTAGAGCCACTCCTTACGTTGCCTATGCTCTGGAATGATTCTTTCTATATCAACAAGGAGTAATCCATCCTCAAAAATTACATTTTTTACTACCAAATCATCTGGTACTGCCCATGATCTAGTGAAAGATCTTTGTGCAAGACCCCGATGCATGTAATCAGTGCCCTCTTTCTCAATTTTCTTTCCTTCGATGATAAGTTTACCCTCCTGTGTGTAAACTTTTAGTTCATCTTTTTTGAACCCTGCTAGTGCTACCTCTAATTTATACTCATGGTTTGATACCTTTATAGTATTATAAGGTGGGTAGTTAGAATTTTTGAAATGTGAATCGAAATCGCTGATCCAATCGTCAAATCCGATCATGTTTCGTCTTATTTTATTGAGATATTCTTGTGTATCTCCAACTGTCAACGTGATTCCGTTGTCAAACATAGTGACCTCTTTAGCGTCTGTGAATAATGTCCCCGAAGGCGACAATACTAATTATACACGATGCTATTTTTTAAGGGTACGGTTATTTGGGTTCGGTTGTTTTTCTCTTACCGATATTGTATTTTGTTTCTAACTTCCAATCTGCTTTTTCTCTGAATGAAATTACCTTTATCTGATTTAATGGTGCTATATCTTCAACTAAATCTGATGATATTACATTGACCAATCCCCAATCTGATAGAAGTTGCACAATTCTGTTTCTTCTTTGAAAGTCATTCACGCTTAGATTTGCTTTTTTACCGTCTAAAGCAAAAAGTTCCTTGAAGTGAACTATAAAATACTTCCCTTGTTTATGTAATATGTGACAACTTTGATATATTTTCTTTTCTTTTCTGGATGCGACTCCTATTCTTGTCAATGTCTCTCTTACTTTTAGAAAATCATCAGGTTCTGCAAGTGCAACCTCAATCATTTTACTAGGTGACCAGTCATATATTGGTTCAATCACTACACTCATCTCAATCCTCCAGTGTCAAGTTTTTTTCTAATGAATTTCAACTGATCATCGGTAAGTAAGGAGAGGACCTGCTTTGCCTTTTCATCACTATAATGATAATATTTCTTGATTAGTTCAAGATTGTCCAATTCTTCCTTTTTAATCCAAGGAGAGAATCTTTTCCGCGATCGTAAAATATTTAGTAAAAAGTCGTACTGTAGTCTCTTATCTAAAGAATTGTATATATTCATCTCATTAGCATATAGCACAGCATCCATGTGACCTGCCATGCATCTATTCACTATAAAAGCAGGATACATTGAGTCAGTAACCTCTGGATCCTCAAACAAATTATTCTTTTTATAGTTGATTGAGTTCAACCAATCCTTCAGTTCTGGTTTCATCTACCTTCCTTTGATTTATTCCTTATTGTAACATGATTATCTTCAATAGCAATTTCTAGATAATCAAAATGTGTCCACCCAAGTTTTTCATAACACTCGTTTAATTTCTTCATATCATCCCATAAATCAGTAGGTGTGGGTTCTCCCCAAAATGGATTCTCTTCGTCTGGGTTCATCATTTTATCCAAGCACAATAAATTCTTTCATTAGTTCTATGTCCAAAGCTTATATCCCCACTAAATTCTTTTTTTCGATAGGTTTTATATATTATTTGAGGTTCAATAAAAAACTCTAAATTAAATTTCTCTGTCTTTTCAATTAATTTTTCTATAGTCCAACCGTAATATAATTTATGATCAAACTTAGGAATCCCTCTAAAATAAAAACGTCCACCTTCTTTTAACACACGTATTGCTTCTCTAAGTTGTGAATCTATAACTTCATCACCACCAAAATTTATACTTCCAAAAGCAATAACAATATCTGCAACATTGTCTTTGAATGGTAAATTTTTTATATCACAATACAAATCTTGATAGAATAGGGGATCATTCAAAACATTATCTAAAATATCTATTCCTATTAGATTATTGATACGTCCTTTGTAAGGATTTTGTCCACACCCTAAATCTAACACTAGATTACAATTAAGATTGTTTATTTCTTTTATAAATTTTTTACCTGTAATGGGAAATTTATTCCATTTAGGATGTTTATCCTTTTCTCTCCCCTTGAAGAGGTTTCGTAATTCATCATTTAGCATTATGTCAATCCTGATGAGTTGAGTTTGTCATAGTTATAGCATCCTTCAAATGAGAATTTTATTTTTGGTTCTTTGTTGTAGTTGAAAAGTAATAATTCTTTTCTTTCTTTCTGCTTAGACATATAATCACCAACAGATCTCATAGTATATGTATGAGCATATTCAGATACTGACCAATTACTAAACCTGTCTTTAATAAGTTGTGATGAGTTATATGATATGAGCATCTTAGCAGTTCTTTGATCACATTTCTCTGCAAACTTGTCATGATCAAAACTCTCATGCATGTTACCTTTCTTACCATATAAATAATCTATCTCATATGGTGGATCAAGATATACAAATGCATTTACAAGATCTGTCAGTAAGATTTCGTAGTCATCATTTGTAATCGTCCATTTTTGAATGATCTTACTATATTGAGGTAACTTACTGATGCCTCGCATACTGAAGTTTTGGATACTCGCTTGAGATGAGAAAGATGAAGACTCAGTAAGACCACTGAAACTACACTTATTGACGATATAAAAAGCAATAGCACGTTCGAGATCGGTAGATCCTCTATCATGTAGAATAGACTTGCTATCCTCGAAGAGTATTCTACAGTCGGAGGATTCTCTTTTGATATCTGTGAGCTT